TAAGCAATTTTCAATTCCATCACCTACCATTTCTTCACGATATTCATAATTCATAAAGTTAGGTCTATGAGATAGTCGTTCTGCAATTTCTAGAAAACAACTACCAATATATTCTGTTATGGGTGGACGAGGTTCGTCTATTTCTGATGCTTCATTAACTAATTTTTTCCATTTACACATCTCTTCAAAAAACTTAACATTATCTACATAATGGTTTGATTTTTTTTTCTTCATTTTATCACAATTTACTCCTTGACACTACAAAATTTATACCGTACTATACATGTGTCGGTGGTTTAAAGAACTATTAAGGTTCTGGATTCCAATCACGAAAGTAATCTTCAATATCTTTATCTTTTTGATTCTTCTTAGGAAGTTTATTTTTCATTTTCATAAACTCTTCAATATCAAATTCTGCACCCTCATTCTCAGGGTCAAAACTAATAATACCATTCATAAGAAAACCAAGGAATAAGCCAGGAGGAATAGCGAAGTTCATTTGAACTCGTTCCGCTAAGTCTTCTGGCGTTAAATTTATGTTTTCTTCTTCTTCATCAGAAGAATCTTCAGAAGAGAAATTATTATCAAATTCAGATTCAATTATATTTGTGAGATATTCTTCTAGTTGTTCTGGGTCGTTCATCATTTCTTGAACTAGGTCGTGAACTACATCATCTCGTTCCAATTTAGAAAGATATGCTCCAACTGCTTCTGGTGTTGGAGAAGATTCTAAAATAATATGTCTTGTTGGTATTTTGTGGTCTAACGAATTTGATAGATTTGCCCAAGGTCTCATTAAAGTAATATCTTTTGAATTGCCTGTATTCGGGTTTTGAATAGTAATGGTTTTTACGGCCATTGGTCTATGCACTGTTACGAATCGAGCATTTATGCTTATCACTTTTCCAATAATTTCATCTCCAGAAGAAAGTTTGTAATTTCTATATTTGTCTGCCATTCATGTTTCCTTCTGTAAATCGATTTTTATCGTTCTATAATCAAAGCGTTCTCTATTATATATCTTCATTCGTTCAATAAAATGCTTTAAAGTGTGGTTTGTCCAACTCTTCCAAGTCAAATCATCTCCAATATCATACAAGTGTGCTTTCTCTTTATATTTAGACTTTCTTAATTGTCTACCAATTGATTGTAAAACTCGAATTCGAGACTTGGAAGGCGAAGCAAAAATGATATTGTGTAGTCTACGAATAGAAACTCCTGTAGAGAATGTCCCATATGATGCGACAATTATTGCATTATCGTTTTCTTCTGTCAATGTTCTTACTTTTTCTCTATCTTCTGAATCTGTACCACCATATACAAAGAAAACATTATGGTCTGTACATACATCAGATATTAGTTTGTGTAATGATTTTCCGTGCTTTTCTACTAATTGAAAGAGAACTAGAGTATTGCCTTTTAGGTTGTTTGCCATATCGGCGATAAAATTGTTTCTATCGTCATTAGTAACTAACCATTCTAATTCGCTAAAATACTTGATTCTCTTCAATTCCTTTCTGGTTTTTTCTGGATACTTTAATAGTATACAATCAATTGAGAGTTTTGTTAATAAATCTTTCTCCATTAATTCATTAGTCTTAATCACATTATACACCATTCCAAACAAACCTTCAATAACTAATTTGTGAGTTTGTGTACCATCTAATGTTCCTGTGGTCCCTATTCGATAAGGACAATTCTTTAATTTAGTCATAATGGTGGTAAGTGATTTTGATTTGAATAAATGGCATTCATCACCAAATACAGCACCAAAGTTATCGAAATAGTCTTGTTTACATTTATAGATGCTTTGCCAAGTAGAAATGATAATTCTGCTACTGTTTATCTTCTCTTGTCCTGCAAATACTGTATGACATTCTTTTGCGGCATCAAAGGTGCTATCTGCCCTTGAATATTCCTTAAAATCTTCATACATTTGTGTTACAAGAGATATGGTGGGAACTATGATTAAAATCTTTTTATTCTTTGGCAATACATTTATATAATGTCTCATCAGCGAATAAATGATTAAACTCTTCCCAGATGCGGTAGGAGATAATAAAAGACATCTATTTACATTTAATGCGTGTTGTACTGCATCAACTTGGTGGTCATATGCTTTAAGAATTTCATCTTTGTATACTGGTTGAAGCCTATCGTTTATGAATTCTTCAACATCTTCTCTTGACATATTGTTTGTTTCAACCAGAGGACTTTTATATTCTACTGAGTACCCCCGCTCATCGGCAAAATGTTTTACATATTGGTCTAAGCCGGAATATAATTCTTGCTTGTATATGTTGTATAATTTGATAGTTCCATCCCACATCTTATTACGATATGAAGGCATAAATTGATAGCCAGGAACTTTGAAGGTAAAATACTCAGAGAGTTCTTGTGCAATACCTCTATCACAATCTACAGATATATGTACAGAGTCTTTGTATTCTACAGTCAAATCACTCATACATTATTTATGGTGAAAATTCTTTACCATCCACAAGAATAGTAGTTCTCCCACCAATAACTCCTGACCAGATTAAACATTCAATTCCTGCTTCTTGCATCATTTCTATGCCAATTCCACAAGATTCTTTCCACCTGTCTGGTGTTCTATCAAAATATTCTTTATGTCCTATTACTCTCTTTATACCACACTGAATAATTGCTCTTGCACAATCTGAACAAGAATACCAAGGACAATACATTGTCAAGTTCATAGTAGACATACCCATTAGTGCCGCTTTATAGAGAACATTTCTTTCTGCGTGTTCGACATAATGGTATTTGTCTGGACGCTCCCATCTTTCATCTTTATCAATTACCTTTTTTGGAATGTTGTTGCACTCCATTGCAATGATACCAGAACCGTCATCTGTTAATAGTGCGGCATTTTGTGTTGATGGGTCATTTGAATGGTTCATTGCGTAAAGATATAATTGTCTAAAATATATACCGTGTGCAGGGTCATTTTGTATATCATATGCCACTAGTAAATTTCCTCCACTCAATAGCATTCTTTATTTCCCAACCACGACCAGAAATGCTTTTAATTATAGATGCAAGATAATCTACCTTTTCTTTTTGTAGGGTAATACGGTCGTCTATTAGTGTGACATCAGGATCAGAATGAATGTACATGTCCAAATCTTGTTTGAGAATTTTGAGAAGAAATGGCTCCCATCCTCTTTCTTCTAGTTTTTCCTGACTTATTTTGCCAGAATAAAACTCCCACTTATCACGAACAAGTTCACGCCTATCAGCCTCTAATTTTCTTAAAAGTATTCTTTCGTCGTGAAAGAGGTTGAGGTACTTATTATGTAATTGTGGTATTTTAAGAGATTCTAGGTCAAGTTCGCTATCATCAATAACCATATCTTTAGAAACCATACTTCTTATATCGTCAAAACGCATACATTCACTCCACAAATTATCATTAATTATATACGCAAAGCCCTAGCCAGTCAAGATAATTTTGTTATTTCATAGGTAGTATAACGGAAAGTGGCACTGGCAATTAAAGCATCTGGGCTTGTCGTTGTACTATCAAATTCTAATGCAGAAAGGCTTGTTGGAAGTAGGTTGTTAAATGATATTCTAATTTTTGGCAACATTGCACTATTTAAAATACTTAGAGTGGCATCTGAGTAATGTTCTTTTGCGTTCTCGTATTCTGTATGGTCTTTTGTGGTAACAGTAGACCTTATCCAGTTATATATTTCTAGCCAATTACTTAGATTTTCATCTACTACAAAATTAATATTCAAATCATCAAATTCTGGAATGCCAGGGCTATGGGGAATTCCCACAAATCTAGTTGGCTGTGGAATTGGTGTGGCATTTATGCCAGGCAGATTTACACTTTGACAAAAATATGTTACGGCAGGACATCTTTTTAGTGAAAATTGAAAATATGTTGGTAAAAGAGGATTTAGATTATCTACATTTCTAGCAGAATAGTCTTGTGTCAGTCCATCATATCCAAATAATTGGTCTTCGGCAGGACCAGAAATACCACCAGTACCAGTTAGATATACACCCGAACCTATTATTGCGGGGTGGGTTCGCCAAGTAGTTCTAGAAGAACGGCTATTTGTTCTGTTTTCTGCCATAGAATAATTCTCCTATAGTATGTATAAAGAAAAGGGGAGTCCCGAAGGACTCCCCTATTTCAATCGTATCTTAGTTACTACTTATCAACCAGCGGCAGTTGCGTTAGCGTTGATACCGTGTAGGTTCTTAACACGGAAGATTCTGTAGTAAACATTTTCTCGACGGGCACCAATACCATCGTGGGCTGCCTGTGTACCACGGGAGAATGGATTATCTACCATTCCGTATCGAGTCTTAAACCCGATTCGTGGCTGGAAACTATCAGCGTCAACGGCGCGTACCATCTGGAGTGGGACATATGGGCAGTAGAAAATTCCAGCATCATACTGGCTTTCTCCGCGATATCCTACACAAACATAGTCAAAGTCTGCACTGGAATATGGGTCAACATATACCTTTGTGCGTCCATTGAGTACACCAACGAAAGTGTTACCAGTATCGTCAACTACTAGGTTGCCGAATGCGGCATCGTGGTTAAGAATACCACTCATTGATAGGGCAGAAGCGACATCTGCGGAGCAGATTACGATGTTACCCTTACCTCGACGAGTTTCCTTAGCGATGACATTTGCTTCGCGTTCGATTTGGAACATAAGTCCACGGAACTTTTCAGCACTCCATCTACCATCGGAATCCTTGAGTAGGTCATATACACCACTGGTCAAGTTAGCAGATTCTCCATCGACGGTATATCCGTGTGCAGTTGTACCTACAGCAAGGTCAGGTTGGTCGCAACCAAGTTTTGCTTGCGAGTAGATAGTACGAATGACTTCGCGGTTGATTTCAGCAAGAATCTCAGTGCTAAGAATATTAGCGAGTTCTGCTTCTGCATCAAGTCCGTGAACAGCCTTGAGGTCCTGAGCGAGTTCGATTGAGTACTCTGCCTTGAGGGCGCGAGTCTTTGCTTCGACTGCTACACGCTCAATGCTGAATGCCATTTGAGCAGGTGTTTTACCTTCTGCTTGGTTGGTATACATACCACGACCGTGTAAGTAATCTACTGATGTAGCATTACCAGATAGTGGGTCAGTACCACCGTGAGCGCCTTCGTCAGCAGCAGAACCACCGGCAGCGACTGCATCGGAAGTTCCACCGAAATCGGTATCGGCTTCATTGTAGAATGCTTCCGTACCAGTTGGGCTTGCGTACTTGGCTCGCATTGCAAAGATGAGTCCTGTAGGACCAGTCATTGGTTGAACACCACAAACATCATATGCCATTAGGTTAGGCATTGAACGGCGAACAAGACTGATAAGTACAGGGTCAAATGTCTTTACATTGCCTGCCTGGCTATAGTGAGGTGAACCACCCACACCCATAACATTGGTGGGGGTCGCTTCTTGTAGCATTGCCTGCTCGTTATTCTCTAGGAGGATGGTTGTTACATTCTTGCGATAACTATCTTCGATAGAGGGAAGGTCAGGATGCTCAATGACCGGCTGCCACTTCTTCTGAAGTTGTTCAGCGAGTAATGCTTTGTCTTCCATTTTACTTCTCCTTGGGAAATTTTGATTTAATACTTTTTACTAAAAGTAGTTCTTGTTATTTATACAAATCCGTATTTACGACTTCTTGCCTTTTCTCGGCACAGAAGCATGACGGCTAATATTACTTACATAATCGTTAATCATTCCACCATAAACTGGTGCTTCTTCGGCAAGGGTATTTTCTTCAGTATCTGTAGTTTCTTCTACAGGCCGATTAAAATAACTTTCCTTAAGAAGA